AAAGCTATTAGGTTTTCTCTATTTATATCTAAATTAGATTTTAAACCTTGTATAATATTTTTTAATACTTTTTCTTGATCCATATTAGCTTCAGTTACTTCTTTAGGATCATTTTTCATCCTATTTTGTAATGAAGCTAGTTGAGAAGTTATTTGGGTTATTTCAGATATTGAAGTTTTTTGAGTTTGTGTAGATTTAGTTATTTCTTTATCAATATCTCTTTTAGATCTACGACCTTTTATTATTGCTTCTTCATCTCTTAAAATATTCGCAGTTTGTTTAGATAAATCTCGAGAATTTTGTAATATGGCTTTACCCTGCTCATTAGTTATTCTAAAAGCCCCTCCTATCTCTTTAGATAAGTCTACTTGAATTTTTAATTCATCAGTATTAACCCTTTGTATTCCTAGGTTTTCTCTTAATACTTCTGAATATAATTTTCCAAGCTCTACTTTTTCTTTTTCTTCTTCGTTAGCCATAATATAAGATTATTCATATATAAATATGAAAAAAATAAAGGCATCTGCGATGCCTTTACTTAAAAATTGTAGGTGTTATTAGGGCTTACATTAGGTCTTTGAATAGTCCTACTGTCACCCATTTGTTGATCACCCTGAGCTTTTCTTGTTTCTTCATTTTGTTTTTCAATAAACTCGTTAATCTTAGTTATATGAAAACGTCTTAACCAAATAGGCATGTTATATACTTCTGAGTGTATGAATCCACCGCCGCCATGGTACACTAGATCATGTATTTGGGTCCATAGAACTTGTCTATACTGAGGCGTCAGGCCAAAAAAAGTTAACCCCGATAGGAACAATTACATCTTCGACTACTGTCCCATCGCTAAAAGTAAGGTCGAATGTTAGATCAATGTCAGGTGACACTGAATCTAAATAATTTCTGAATGCTCTAGCATCACGTGCTAAAAATTGTGTGTCTACAAAGTCTCTAATTGCTTTAGTTGTTCTATCACCATTTACTGACTGTATAACATGTTTCATACGTGTAGTTAATTCAGGTGATGCATTTTTATTAAGTTTTTTAAGACCTTTTAATTCAGCATCAATTTTTTTCTCATCTTCTTGAGTTAAAAGTTTAAATGTAAGTAGTGCTTTTGACACAGGTAATTCAAATTCAAATTCATTTTTACCTTCAATCATTAATTTTGTGTCTAACTCTTTATCATCTGCTTCAGTTAGATCTATTGTCACTTCTTCATTTTCACCTGTAGTTGGGTTTGGGTAACTAAAAGTGTAATCTTGTCCATAACCCAAAATACGAGCTGCAACTAATACAGCATTTTTATCACCCACTAATAAGTCTTCTACTTTTACTGAGTCCATAATTAATGATTGTAATAATCTGTCTATTACAGTTCCATTTTTTATGTAATTTTGGTTGGTTAAAATGTCCTCTTCTTTAGCAGTCATATATTTCATTCTAATAATACCTGACTTTAGAGGGTGTCCTTCAGGATAAAGTAAACCTTTTGAAGGTAATGTAACTTCTTCCGTGGGAAATTTGTAAGCTTGCTCTTGTGGCTGTGCTTGGGGTTGTTGTGTTGATTCCATAACGTTATTTTAATTAAAACTAGTTCGGATATACATATATGTGAGAATAAGAAAAGCGCCAAAAAGGCGCTTTTTCTTTATATAAATTATTACTATTAGTAATTTAAGATGGCGTAATCCATTCTAATAGTGATAGAAATGTTCATTGGTGCATCTGAAGACCAATCAGCTTCTCCAAAGTTTGCTTGTGAACAATAAGCACCTTTACAAATCCATTCTTCAACTACATCACCTACAGGACCTAATGCGTTAAATCTAATATCTTTTTTATAGAAATCAGAATAACCATCTCTACCTGTAACTGACTCGTGTGACAAACGAACCCACTCCATCACTGCTTGAGCACCTGATGGTGTTACTGGATCATAAAGTTCAGCTGTAATGTTTTGCCAATCAGCTTTTCCTTTAATTTTTCTTTTCACGTTAATGTGATCAAGAGTTACTTCTCCAAATTGGATGTTTGGTCTTCCTACTTTTTTAACCAAAAATGCTGGAATTCCGTCGATGAACATTACAAACCTGTTTTGCAACTTAGGCTCGAATGCTGTGTACATCATGTCGTTTGTGTTTAATATTGCCATCTTTTTATTTTATTTTTATTGTTCTATTATAAATATAATCCTTTTAAACTTTTTATACAGGGAATGTAGCTCCTGTTGGTAATACGTTAAAGTCAAGTACTATAAATTCTGCTGTTTTAGTTGGTTGTAAATAAATAGCACCTACTAATCTATTTCTGTCGATTTCTGCTGGTGTATTATTTGTTTCATCCATTACTACTCTAAAGGCGAATAATCCTTGTCTTTGTTGTACTGACTCTAAATATGGGTTAACAATATTTAAGAATCTATTTCTAGTTTGAATTGTGTTTTGTTCAAATACTAAGTACTTAGAAGAACTTCCAATGAATTTCTTAAGAGTAATTAATAATCTTCTAACATTAATTCTATCTAGAGCTGTTGGTCTTACTTGAAGTGTTTTCTGTCCCCAAATACAAACTCCTGTTGCTGGGAATGTTGCGATTGGATTTACTCTACCTTCATATAAGCTATCTCTTTCAGCTTGTGTTAATCTGTTTTTAGCTTCTAATACAGTTCCTAATACACCTCTGTTTAGACCAGCTGGTGCGAACCATTCAGCTCCAATTCGATCTGACGCAGCAATTGCAGCAGGCACGATAACTGATGGGGGAACAAAGATCGGTTTATTACGCGAAGTGTCTAGCACTTTTACCCATGGATAATATGCAGCAGCGTAATTACTGTCTAATCCATTTGCATCATTAACTGCATCACTTACTTTTGCATCTTCTTTTGATAAATCCATTACGTAGAATGTATCACCTCTTCCTTCAGCCATATTTTGTGCTGCATCTGTTACTGAAGCGTGTAAGTTTTTAATTACACCAGGTAATACTAACATGTTAATGTCATATTCATCTTGGTTAGATAAAATGTCTAGTGCTTTTTTATATCCTAAATATCCAGTAGCACTTGTTGAACTTAAATCCATACCAAAAGCATTAGTAGATGTTAAATTTTCTCCAGTTTTTATTTCTGTAGCTGGGTCAATTCCATCTAAACCACCTTGGAAAGGTACTGAGAATTTTAAATCAATTGCTCTAGGTCCTGATACTCCTGTTATGTCAATTGAAGCACTTAATGATCCCTCAAATGTAGCTGAAGCGTCTGCGTGCATCATTAAATTGTCTAAGTTAAAGTCAGCTCCTTTATTAGGAGTTGCACTACCACCTGCTGATATTACCGGTACTGGTTTATTCCAGTTTTTATTATCTTTATGTGCGAAGTCCCAACCTAAATAAGCTTTTGAATTATAATTTCCACCTATTAGTTGTTGTGAAGCTGAAACATATGCTTTTAGCTTATATGTTTGACCACCTTGAGAAGCATTACTTATAGTATCATTTACTGTTTTGAATCCTTTAGGTAATAATGATGGAGAAGTTGCTCCATTTGCTACTTCGCTATTCATTTCTATTCTTACAAATTCTGAAAGGTTTGGATAATCACCATATGTTCTTACTTTTCCAAATGTTGTATCATATTGTTGATATCTATCTCCTATTCTTCTTGCTATATAATTTGGAGAATCTGGATCAAGATTTACATTAGCAAATTCTTCTAAAATAGATGGTGTTCTATCTGTGTCTGACCATTTTCTAATTTGTACATTAAAAGTAGAATATTGTTCTACGTTGTCAATGTCAGGAATATTTTTATGATTTGTTATAGAAATTTTATAATCTTTATTTGTACTTGTTCCATCAGCTAGTGTATGGAATTTAAACAAGTTTTGTGTTGTTTTAACATCATCTAAAAACTGTGAAGTAATAAATGGTGTTTTTGCGTGATCATATCCTTCAGCAAATGAACTTGTAAATACTGAAGCATCTGAACCTGTAATTACACTTAAAGAATCTGTTCCCACACCTGAAGCATCTCTGTAAGTTTCAAAATTAAGATAAGCAAATAATGGTTTATTATTATCTGGAGTAGTACCTATTGTTTTAGTTACATATAAACTAGAATCTGTAGTAAATGAAGTTGAAACAATTGTTTGGGTCATTACTCCTGATCCTGTTATAGTAAATCCTAAACTACTATCACCTATTAGTGCTGCACCACCATCTGTACTGTCAACTATTGCTGTAGGAGTTGTTGTAGCTGCTAAATTTTCATTTATAAATCCTTTTGAAGGAACCAATACAGATAGAATTTCATTTGTAGTATCATTTACAATGTAAGCTGCACCCATACTATCATATTGATAACCACCACCAGCTAATACTCTAACTACAGTAACTACTCCTGCATTTCGTAAATATTCTTTTACTGCAAAGGGTACATATGTGTCTGGGTGTTGATCACCAAATTTTCTAATAAAGTCGTTGAATCCATTTCTAATTAATGTAGGTACAAAAGCTGGACCTTTTACTGTGGGTCCAATAAATGCTGCGCCAATAGCGCCGATTCCTTGTGGTAAAAACGATTGATCATTTTCTCTCGTAAATACACCTGGTGAAATAATAGTTTCTGCCATCTTATTTTTGTTTTATTTTTTGTTAATTTCTATAACGTGTTCCCATATAAATATAAAAGAGATTCGCAAACCAAAACTAGTATAGGCGACCTCTTTAGGGTCACCTATAAATATAAACTATATCTTAAAACAATTACTCTTGCGAAGCTTCTTCTGCTGTTTCTTCAACTACTGGGGTAAATTCGCCTGTTTCGATATTCAAAGATCCTTTACCATATTTTTCAGTAAGTTCTTTTGCTAAAGTGTTTTCTTGTTCTCTAACTTCAGCTAAAGTGTTTAAAACAGATTGTTCTCTGTTTTCTAATTGAATTTTAGATAAAGAAATTTGTCCCATTGTTAGGGTAATTTGATTATAGGTTGATTGTAAATTTTGGAGTGATTGTAACTCTTCTTCTGTAAATTTAATTGCTTCTGCCATAACTTAAATATTAATTTATTTTTATTTATTAGTCGGATATACATATATGTAAAAAATAGAAACCGACATACTTTTATATTTTTATTTTACCACTTACTATTTTATATTTTCCTGATTTCATTCCTACAAAAGGTGT